CCAAGTCTACTTCAACTGTATCCTTAGTCGGCTGGGGCCAGCCTGCTCTAATATGCTGAACATACAGGGGAGATTGAAGTATACATCCAGCACCTCCAAGAATGCATTCCCCTTTCTCTTCCATTACTGACAAGCAATTCTTGAACCAGTTCTCACCTGGGATTGTATCATCGTCAAAGAAGGCTACATACTTTGTTTGAGCTAACAACCCAAGAGCAAACCTACCATGGTATTTAAAGTTTCTAGAGGAGTCTACGACAACATCAACTAACTCCTCTACGAGCCATGCACAATCATTCCTCCAAAGGGACTGTCTGTGCTCTTATAGCTTTTACTTGCTCTTTAAGATACTCAGGTCGTTTATACCCATTTAGGATGACAGTAAGTTCTTCCATGCTTCTAATATTTTTTCATCATCCCAATACTCAGCCTGAGTATCATTCCCTTCATCCCCATGATAGTTCACGTTAGCATACTTACACTCAGCCTTTATCAAATTAAAGGTCTCTAGCTTAGGAGAGTGATATACGTCCGTGATTGTATCGTATACAGCCTGCATATCGCTTGAAATGCCCCTGTAAGAGACTTTCTCACCTAAAAGGTGCAATACCTCCTTAAGAAAGTAAGTTCCGTCAGTAATGTTCCCATAAAGTCGAATGTCATCATGCCCTTCTTCTAAAGCTCTCTGTATAGACTTAGGAACTCTTTTGTTTTGATCGATACTCCCAATGATGCCGACAACCTTTGACTGCCTGCCGTGACGGGGTATAGACTTATACTTTGTAACGACATTAGGAATTACAGTCCCGTCAACGCCTTGCCACTTCTTTTGGAAGTCTGAGACAAAGTGAACCGCATCATACTTAAGACCTTCTACAGACTTTATAGGGAAAATCTCAGTCTCATGAGTTGAAAGTATCATCCTCGCGCATCGACTATCTGGGGGCTTTCTGAAGTGATAGATTACGGTATCATCAGTGTTAATTAAAGGCTCTTCTCTTTTATAGGCACACTTGATACCTTCCCATTCGTGAGGGCCATAAAGACAAGCCTTCATCCCGTTGGCGTTAAACAGATTAACGAGATTGCTAAATGCCACGGTGCTTCCCCCTGGGCCAGTAAATCCACTAAGTATTCTAATCATTTAGTTTATATCCCGTATCTTTAATTGCTCGTAAGTATAATTCGTATCTCATTTGGGAGCATTTTCTGCCATCAAACAAATCTTTAGTTCTGTCATGGAGATTTTGACCTAGTTCCATTCGATGTTTCTTATCTTTGCATAACTTAGAGAGAATTTTAACCCACTCCGACTTAGGGGCATCTGGGTCGAGAAGATATCCAGTTTCGCCATTAATAATAGTTTCATTATAACACCCTACATTGCTTGCCACCAAAGGTATTTTGTACCTAGAGCATTCGGCTACTTTAATATCCGACTTAGAATCGTTAAAAGCATTATCCTCTAAAGGAGCAATGGCAACGTCCATATTAGCGTAGTAAACGCCATAAGCGTCAGGAGGTAACGCATAATGTATTTGGTAGTTTTTGTTCCCCTTGAAGCCTTTCAGGAGGCTCTGCAAGTATTCGGGCCATACCTTTGCCTCCCAGGAATCCTTAGGTTTGTTAGCATCGGGAGGTGGATGCCCATAAAAATCCCATTTCACATTTTCTTTCCCAACCTTTTGATTCACTAAGTGAGGGATACTACTAAAAACTTTTACATCATTTCTGTGGTGAATACCCGCAGCATACCCTACCCTAGTATGCTTAGATTTCGTTCTAGGATGGTTCCACGCAGGTAAAGTGTAATCTAAAGTATTTTTAACTACGGCTAAACACTTTCCTACATAAGGTTTAATTCTTTCTGCAAACTTTGATTGGGTTACAGTCACTAAGTGAGAATTAGCATAAACAAACTTTGTTATGTCCCCTAGTTTGTTCTCTTTGTATACGTCATACAAGTGATGCCCTTTGTACAGATCGGTTAAAAGATCGTCGGTATCAAAGTGCATGAACTTTCCAAGCTCTCTAGCAATCCCACACACTCTAGCAGTGTAAGGACCTCCCCACTTGAGGATGTTTGCCATGAAAACAACATCAGCCCAGTTCATGTCATCCAGCTTATCTGAAGAAGGCATCGACCCCGAACTGGCGTCTAAATCTAGAGGGTTGTCGGTATACCTAACCTCTACCTTATCACTTAACTCCTCAGACATCATTTTCATTGGAGATAGTTGTCGATAGTAGCTACAGCCCCCGTGATTTGCGTATACAACTAGGATCTTTAACTTGCGGTTTAATTCCATAGAACTGTATTATAGCCCTAGCTATAAGTGTATACAAAAACAGGGGGCAGGTTAATATTAACCTGCCCCCCGCAACGTTACCTAGTCTACAGTAACCCCTTATTTCGACTAGATAGCTACTTCTTTACCTTCCCTTCATCTTCATCCTCGAAGATTTTCTTTGTATCATTAGAACTGTGAGAAAGTCCCAAAGCACTTACCATCGACAGCAGAGCATCCTTCACTTCCACCTTACCATTCGTAGGTACAACAGCCTTTAGAGCCTTACCGTAGTGCTTCCTCTTTCTCCGAGACAGTAGCAAACCAAGACTTTCAAAAGCTGCGACTCCAGGGACTAAGGTACCCAAAACGGAAACACCTATACCCATAGCAGACTGAACCCAGTCCTCTCCTGGGCTTGTGAGATCCACAGTATTGACCGTAGGATCCTTAACACACTCCCTATCGATAATAACCGGGACTTTACCCGTAGCTTCAAACTTTGCTCTCGTGGCAGCATCCATTAGACCAAGATCTGCTGGGATAGCCCTGTCCAGACACTCAGCCTTAACATTATCAATAGTTGTCACCATTTGATCCTTAAAAAGGCCCTCAAGGAACGAGCAACTCTGCATAGAAAAGGCTAAGGTCAGAACCATTAGCCCACTGATAAACTTCTTATTTCTCATACTTTTAAATCCTCACTACTATTCTCATCGCTCCAAGGGGGAGTAATTTCCCCTCCAGGAGTATTTTCGGCCTTAACAGGGTTCAGGGAAGCTTCAATGTTCATGACAATCTCCTTACCCACTTCATAAGTGCCAATCTCTACAAGAGACTTAAGATCGAGAGTGTTCTCCATCCATTCGGCAATCTCTGCTGGTGTGCCTGCACTAGACTTCTTAAACTTCGGTGCAGACTCTACAAAACTAGGCCACTGACCTTGCTTGGTCAGACGCACATCAAAGTCATTCCCCTTCTCCAAGGAAATGATGGTCGTGTTATCAGGATCAGCTTCGTCTACAAAGTCATCACCTACCATCGCCCCCATCACACGGGAGAAAAGCTGTTCACTCATGGCGAGAAGCTTAACAGGATCCTCACCTTCCTCTTGGAGCTTGCGAGAGACTACAATCGAGTAGTATCTAGCCTTGGCTCGAATCTTAGAAGCCATGTCCCCAAACTTGCTTGGGACATTCTTGCCGTCAGGCTGCTTACCTAGACCAAGGTCACGATGACGTTCCCACAGATCGTAATACATGTCACACATTGGGCACTTCTCGCCTTGAGTACGACGGCACTTGTAGTTCTTGTTGTGCCCTTTTTCGTCAACATACTTGTGTACGCTTCCCTCTAGGAAGAATTCCATAGGGTCATCCTTTCCTGGGAGGAAGCGGATAATGTTGCTCCCCTCACTCAGATCGATCCAGTCAGATAGACCAGATCCCTTTTGTCCGATTGATTCCTTTTCTTGAATCATCTTGTTGTGCATTTCACGAAGTTCTGCTAGTGTTTTTGCCATTGTTTTCCTTTGGGCTGTTTTTTGCTATGTGCTAATACTACTGGTAAAGCTTGGTTTCCATTCTGCTATTAGCGGACAGTTGGACAAGCATGTCTTTCTTCATTTCAAGGGAGCTACAGATGCCTTTGGCGTATCCGTAAATCTCTTGGCGATCTTGAACTTCTTTATGTAGGGTGGACGTTGAAGATAGCGAGTTTACAAAGTCCTCACCAGCTACAGCGGTTAGTTTTACTTCCTTACGCTTCTCATTACGCTCACTAGACTTGTGTTTCTCAAAGGTGTCTAGTGCGTTATCAAGGAGTCGTTTGGACCGGATCATTATACCATGATAGTATGAGAATTGGGCAGTAATTTCAGAAAGTTCTGCTGTTACGTCCTTAATAGGAGTTATTTCCCGTATAATGTGGGTGAAAAGCTCGTGGGTGATTTCAATATCACCTTCAATTTCTATGAGTTTAGGCATATAGGGTTATAAATATTTTTGGGTTTAAGTTATGGACTAGCATTGTCTGCTTAGACAATGCTACAACAAGCTGCTCGTTCGTCAAGAGCATTCTTTGTTGGTCAAAGTTCTTCTCATCTAACCCGCACCCTTCAAGCATGCAGTGATAGATCTCATGAATAATAGTCTCACGAGCATCTAAATCTGAAAGGTTCATTTCTAATTTTATGGTGCGGCTATCGAACTCCGTCACTCCGTCTACCTTAGTATCCTCGCAGTAAAGGTCACTGTGTAGTTCAAAAATAAATTTAGCCCACCCAAGATCTACGGAAGCTATTTCTTTGTCTATAAGTTTATTGTAGACATGTTTCTTATCCTTGATAAAGGGAAACTCACTGTGCTTGGCTTTCACTGGATGGCTCCTTCATTTGAAGTGTCGAGTAGTCTACTGACACGTTTATTAAGTAGTGTTGCCTTGCATCACGAGCCTTCATAACATACACTCTCATCGCACCTTCATCATACTCTTCCTTATTTTGATTTAGGGAAATTACCCAGTCTGCCGGTCTGATCTTACCGTAGCTATCACCTAGTTCAGCATCTGTAATGATGGAAACTTTCCTAGCCTGCCTATTAGTTTGGGTTGCCGTCCAGACCAAGGCATTCTGCTCTACCGCAATACCTCTGAGTTCTTCTGTGATCCTTTGCTGTGCTATGTATTCCGAATCAATAATTCTATTTGGCCTAAGAAGCTCCAGGTAATCCACAATAATTAAATCGGGAACAAAGTCCTTGTGCAGTCTCAACTGGACAAGGAGTGCTCGTATCTGGTTCACGTTAGAAAGTCCCGTAGGGAACTCCTTAATAACAAGCCTTCCATTACTCTTGGTCTTAACCTCGTTAAGCCTAGACTTCAACTTTAGCTGAACCTGAGGCTGCTTTAATGTCGAGTTCTTAAGGTAGGTTAGGACCGAGTCAAATCTTCCTGCGATCTTGTCCTGGCTCATCTCACATGAGATGTAGAGGACGTTATTACCGTTTAGAATCGAGGTTGCACCCTGGTTAACCAAGTAGAGACTCTTACCTACGCCAGGAGGAGCGACAACCATAGCAAGCTCCTTACGGGACAACCCACCCTCTAGCTCCTTATTATGGAACGGGAATACAGTAGGGAATCTAGTCTCAGAAGTTGACTCGTAGGTCCGCAGGAGTCTGCCAGATACATCATCAAAGTAATCCTGCCCAACGTCGATGTTTCTGTTGATTAAGAGAGCGTCTCTTACAAGCTCTTCTACCTGGGAGATATCGCCCTTCTCGTTCAGGATTGCAACAGACTTCCTGACCGCTAGATCCATTGCCTTGTTCTTAGCAAAGTTTTCAACAGCGTCGAGAATAAATTCCCTGTCTCCCATGATGGACTTATCCATCTGGTTGATATCCATGATCACAGACTCGTAATCAATGCCTTCATCTGCCGCACCCGAAACATTAGACATAATGTAGTCGGGAAGAACGGAGTCTGAAGGTAGCTTCCTATACTTTTCGTAGTAGTCCCTTACACCCGTAAAAATGTGCTTATACGCAGGAAAATCAAAGTAGTCGGGGTTTAGGATGGGCACGATCTGGGAGAAGAATTCCACATCGTGCTTGAGAAGGCAAAGGGAGCCTTTTTTGATGTTATCGGATAAATGGTAGGGCATGTTGTATGATAGATTGGGGCTTAAAGGAAACTAGAGTTACTTTCGGGGCTTTCTCCCTATTCTCCCTTCTTTAGAAAGACTGACATTTGCATCTTTCAGGTATTTAACTTTATCCGATGATTCTTGGTCTGTCAACCTCTTTACGTGTCCTTGTTTATGTAAATCTTTATAATTGGGAACTACCTTCTTATAATGCTCACTCACGCGATCATTAGATTTAACACGATCCTTTGAAGCTTCTACTGCCTCACGGTAGAATTGTTCAGCTTGCTTCTTATCCATACCGTCCATGGCAAACCTTTGACGCTCTTTCTTAGCAGCGAAAGAGTTTCTTCCGGCCCCTACACTGAAGTAATAGATGGATGCTCGACGCTCAGTTTTTTTCTTGCATGTAGGGCACTTGATAGTATCGGGATACTCGTAAGTATAAACGTTCGCATACTTATACCAGTAGGTTGGGTCGTTATCCCAGTCGGGACTATAGGTAACGCCCTCGGTTCCGTCAGACTCAGGGACTTTATCCTCATGAATCTTTCTACCTACTTTCTTCTCGTAATAGAAAAGTCCCGTCTCTTCGTCCCTTTCAACAAAAGTGGAACAAGGACCGCACTTCTTACAATTGTATGTTTCTAGTATTGACATTATGCTCCACACTCCCCACCAATGTTGCATACATCGGCAGGCATCTCTGCGATGGCTTTCTCTTCCGCAATTAATCTTCTAGCCATTGCAATATTCTCTTCTGTAAGAGGAATAGGCTCTAAAGGCTCGTTGCCTTTACTTCCTGACCTGTAAACTGTCATACCTTTCAAGTAAGGAGCAAACTTCAATGCCATCCTAGATGTCTCTTCGGAAGTGGCATCCGTAGGAAGGTTGATAGTCTTGCTAATCGCATTATCGGTATACCGTTGAATACAAGCTTGTACAGCCATATGCTCATGGGGAGGAATGTCGTAAGCACCAACAATATGGTAACCATCCGATCCTGCCTCCAAGGACTCCTTAAACATTGGGTCTAAGACTACTTCCTGCTTCCAAGTATTGCCTACACGATAGCGACGGTTATACATCGGTGCAAAGATCGGCTCAATGCCAGTAGATACCCCATGAACCATTGAAATCGTGCCAGTCGGTGCAGCGGTTAAGATAACAGCATTACGGATTCCATTCTCCTTGATAAGCATTCTAATTCTTGCAGGTAAAGTCTTTGCAAACTCTTCTGACAGGAACTTCTTAGAATCAAACTCAGGGAAGGAACCCTTCTCACGAGCAAGATACATAGAAGCTAAGTAAGCCTCGTCACGAATCGTAGCGTATAGACGATCAAGGAACTCAATACACTTATCAGTGCCATACTTCAAGTTAAGCTTAATAAGCATGTGAGCTAAACCCATGGTGCCCAGACCAATACGACGGGATCGGTTACCCGCAATCTTACACTCCTCAAGAGGGTAATGATTCACCGTAAGGATATTATCAAGGAAGCGAACACCACTACGAATAGTTCGTGCTAGAAGCTTCCAATCAATATCTGAATTATCCTCAGTAACCATATTAGCCAAGTTTACATGTCCAAGGCAACAGTTAGCATACGAGTCAAGAGGGATCTCACCACAAGGGTTTGTAGCGTTCATCTCTAAGAAGTATGACATGTTGGTGTAGCGATTAGTGAGCGATATATTGAAGATGCCAGGATCTCCCGACTTCACTGCATTCTCCCAGATTCGATTCCACAAGTCAATAGCTAAGAACTTAACCTGCTCTACTGCTTCAAACTTATCGTCCCACATGTTGAGGTGGTGTTGCGATGCTCTTGATAGTGCGTCTTCTTCTGATAAAGCCACAATATTAATGATTTCGCTGGTACCGTCACTAGAGATTCTGTTAGCTTGATAAACATGGTATACCTTGTTATTGAACTTAAATCCCCACTCCTCGCCGTTCTCACAAGCCTCAATAAACTTATCAGTAATAGCTACTGAAATGTTAAAATTGGTTAACTGGGAAAGATCCAGTTTAACATGTAGAAACTCCAGAAGATCAGGATGATCCACGTTAAGTTGGGCCATGAGTGCCGTTCGTCTATTTTTTCCTGCTTTAACATGATTTCCTATCTCGTTAATCATTTGCATTACCGACACTGACCCTGGTGCCGAGTTCTTTACATTTCCAACATCATCACCCTTAGGCCGGATCTTTGAGAAGTTGAAACCAATACCACCACCTCCACAGGAGATGCGATACATGTCTTGAATTGTCTTGCCAATAGACTCCACGCTATCCTCAGGCTCAATGGCATAGCAGTTTAGGAGGTTCTGGTTATTTCGGCCTGAACCGTAGATAATTCTGCCTCCTGGAACTAAGTCTCCGGTGCTTAAAGATTCATTGAAACGTTTTTCTTGACGCTCTACTTCATCCTCCTTCTCAGCAGAAGCTGCGTGTTTACCCATCACCTTACAACGCTCTGAGTATTTCGTTTCACCAGGGTATGCATACCGCTGCATGAATATATCCTGCCCTAAACTGTCTAGTTGCTTAATTACCATTATATGCTGCTGATTCCTTTTCTCTTTCTTATTGTGATGCTTTTCGACTCACCCAAAAGGTCCTGAAGATAGTTGTTATGGGTTATGACCATAATAACTTTTTCAGGGTATTGGGTGTTTAATGTTCGTAACAAGTTATTTACTGCTAGTATCCCAGAATCATCAATGTTATCGCAAACTTCATCGAAAAACAACAAATTACAGTTTGTTCGGGAAATCCTTGAACTGAGTTCTTGCAGAGAAAGCATTATAGCCAAGTTGACCTTCCTTTTCTCGCCTCCAGACAAGGAAATATACTTTGTTACAACTCCATTATTCTTGATAGTTTCCGAGAGTTCGTCATTAAACTCAATAGTGAATTGATTATTAGTTAGTATGGATGCATACTCGTTAGACTTTATATTAAAGTAATCTAAAATATTCCTTACGATATACCTAATTAGCCCCTTTTCACTGAAGGCAGTCTCCCAGAATTTCATAACCTCAATCAAAGACTGTAGCTTAGAAGTCTTCTCCTCATACTCTCGAAGTTGCTCCTTAACCTTGGCAAGTCGGTCAGTACTTTCTTGGGAGTTCTGAATGAGTTTATTCTTCTCGTTATACTTGGCCCATTGGGAGGAGGAAACTTCAGGAATTATTTTTTCCTTACTAACCCTTAAACTCTCTATACTAGTTTCAATTTCTTTTATCTTAAGTTTAAGGGCATCAGCATCCTTAGTCATTACATTTATATCGTCCTGAACTTGATGTTTTCTGTAGGTATTGTTACAAGCGTGGCAAACCTTATCCTCTTCATACAGCCCTAAGCTTAAAGAATCAACCAATCTTCTATGCTTATCTTTTTCTTTCCTTAATTGACGCTGATGTTCCCTGACCTTTCGGTCCATAGAATCCAGGTCTTTTTCCTTAGTAAGGACCGACTCTAAGCTAGGAAGCTCTATAATCTCATACTTATTACCTGGGACCTTAGCGATTAGGTCATCTTCTTCCTTTCTTAAACTGTCAATTAAGGTTTTTAATACTTTGAACTCCGCTGTAAACGAAGACTTTAATTGTTTAACAGCGGTTCTCTTAGAATAGAGATCGTCAAGGTTAAAACAGTTCTTAATTATCCTACGCTTGTCCTCAGGAGAAGAGTCAAGGAAGGTAAAATCAGAGTGTTGTCCAAATACTACAGAAGCTAAAAAAGACTTGTAATCGGTATCCAGTATTTGCTCTATAAAGCTTTGAGTTTCTGAGGCATGGTCCTTATTTCTTATCACTCCATTGATTTTAAGGGTAAGAGAAGTGGGCCTCTTACTCCTTATAATCTCTACGTGCCCTAGCTCCTCTTTCTCGATAAAGACGCTTACAGAGCAATCCTTGCCCTCCTGAGAGTTAACTAAAGCCTCTTCAGTACTCTTCCTAATAGTCTGGCCGAATACGCCCCAGGTAATAGCTTCGAAGATTGCACTCTTACCTGCACCGTTACTGGATCCAGAGTCTTTGTTCTTACCTAGAATCCTAACGATGCCTGAGTAGTTAGAGAAATCAAGATAAAGTTTTTTGTAGGAGTAAAAGTTTTTGACATTAATCTTCTGTATCTTCATAAGTTTTAATTAAATCTAACCCTTCTTGTAGTAATTCCTTAGGAATCGAGGAGGCTTGCTCTTCAATATACTTCTCAATAACATCATTGTCAATGTCGCTAATAGGAACATTAGGATCGTAGTTAGATAGTCTGTTATTTAATTTAGTATCATAGACAGGTTGAAACTTAAGATCGACAGAAGCTACAGAAAACTTTTCTAATATGTCCGACTTCAGACGATGTATACTATCATCCGAGAACTTATCAATGAGCACTCTCAGCAATGTAAAGTAATTAGGATCCTTAATTTCATCCTTCATCACCTCTAAGGACTCCATTGGGCAAACGTAATACCTAGGACCGATGGTTACTTTATGCGTAGTTAATGAACCCCACTTACCTTTTTTCTTTTCGAGGACCCCTACCACATGATCATAATCGCATTCACCATAATTAGTAGACCATGGGGTACCTAGAACCGTAACATTGTCTTCCTTCTCATACCTGTGGATATGCCCTAAGATTGTAGTGTTCTTAAACTCTTTAGGTTCCAATGACGAGTCATGGAATCCTGCCCCGTTAAGGCATCCGGCAAATCCAAAGTGCCCAAAAACTAAGGTTTCGGAGTTAGGCGCAAGAGATAGGCTTCCCTGGATTATCTCTTCTTTTTCGTAATGAGGTATGAACAACATGTTTTCCTTAGTATCTAAGAATGTATGCTGTATTAAAGTAACATTAGATCCGGGGTAGGTTAAAGTCTCTAGGCAGGTTAGACCGTCATCAGATTTGTTAGCAGAATCATGATTACCCCTAAGAATATAAACATGCTCCACTAACAGTCTAATCATGAAGAACATCTTCTGGACAGCCACAACCACCTCAGGCGATGGCTTTCTATGATGATAAATGTCTCCTAAGAATATAAGGTGTGTAGGCTTGTGCTCTCTTACAATCCTAATAGTAGAGTCAATTTGATTTTCTAGATAACCCTCACACTTAGTATCGTAATGGGTATCTCCTATGATTAGACACTTACTCACAGACTCTCCTTGTCTAACCCTAACTTGTCTAGGTCATCTTTAATTAAAGTATAAATTCCTTCCGCTAGTTGTTTAATCTCCCACTGAGCATCAGACTTAAGTCGTTGGTGTAGAAACCAAATAACGCTCTGCAAGCTTAGGGTCCATATAGCCTTGGTGTACATATTTTGAGGTAGTATCCCCCTAGCCATCTCCTTCGCTACGCCATTGTCAATTAATCGTCGGTAAAGGTAAGTAGCCCTCCTGCACTGATCCTCCATGTGTTCTTGGATCTCGCCATCATATAAGTGCCCCATAGAATACTTATCCATTGGGTTGAGATATTCCCCAGAAGATTGTTTGTTTCCATGACCAGGATTCGACCGAAGTTTACTAGGAATATAATACTCCTCGGAAGTATTAGTATACCTACCCGAAACTTCATTCCAAGAGCAACCTTTATCCGTATCGTAGATGTGATCAAATTCTTCGATAGTTACCTCTTTTCCATTGGCTTCCATCGTGCGAAAGGTAGACCCCACCTGATATTTCATCATTTGCCTAGCTATGTTAATAGGCAACTTAATTTGGAAAGTGTAGTATGAATGACGGAAAGGGGAAGTATGCTCATGACCCCACAAAAACTTGGTTAATTTCTTGTCTTTGTCCGTAAACTCTTCCTTCTGATTGTCGTAGGATACCCTGGCAGCATTTGTAACTTTTAGAGCGTGATCATGCTGCATCTTGTCAACTAAGGATACGGAGCTTTTTTTATCTTCTAGAAAGTCTATTTTATCAATCATATAATGGGAATTGTAGAGTAAATACCTATAGAATAATAGACTAGGATCAACGATTATGAAGACTAAAATTGAAGAAGGGGCTGCTTGGACAAAGAAGGCGGGTAAGAATCCTATAAGAGAAGCACGAATTAATCTTACAAAAAGGATTCTAGACAATCTAGAAGAGAGCGGGGGAAGATACGGGAAAAACAAGGCAGGTAGAAAGAGGACGGCATCATTACCTAGACAAAAAGCCGCTGCGCGGCAACAAGGTAAAAGTAGATTTCCAGCGGGGATCGCGCAGAGACTTAAGAGGGGCTTTGCTTCTGGGGGCAAGAAAATCGCTGGTGCTTTGGGCAGAGGATCTGACTTGGTCGCTAAAGGAGTGACAGGTATAAGTAATCGGGTGCCGAGTGTTCTTCAGCAGGGACCCGGTATCGCTCGTGCTGCGGGGGAGGCTGCTGGTGCTACCGCGACCGGCGCGAAGGCAGTCGGTGGTGCTATAGGTAAAGGCGCAGCAAAAGTGGGTCGTGCGGGTCGCCGGGTTGGTCAGGAAGGTGCTCTCAATGTGGATGCCTGGAAGCAGGCTGGTTCTACCATTGG